TTTTATATTTTTTATATTTTCATTTGCAATTGTTTTTATTGCCTTTGTAAGTATAGGTTTATCTTCATCTTCCTTGGTCCATTCATCGTTATCTTTAATATAAATAATCTCTCTTTTTTGATCAGAACAATGAATAGGTCTGTCATGAATTTTTAATGTTTTTAAGTTATTGAGAATTATATTAGAAACGCCTTCAACATAACCTAATCTTCCAGTTGCTTCCAAATCGGCTAATTGTGGTTTAATAGAAGTAACAAATTCTCCAATATTCATAGCATCTTTACATGTTTCGTTCAAGAAGAACTGCAAGTTGAATGTTTTATTGTGTGAGTGATTATTATTATGAGAATGACTTGTATTGTTAGTTCCATTTTTGAGAACATCCATTAATTGACTATTTTGTTTTACTAACATCATAATAAGGTCTTTATCTGATATTATACTTTCTTTTATTTTTTCATTAGTATTAGGGTCATTATCTGACATACATATCTTTTGATGTTTCCAAAGACCATTTCGTGATTGATATTTTTTATCACAGTTGTTACATACGAATTTATCGTGTGGCCGGAAAGCCGCCGGATTTGTTTGCTGAGTGTCACCTAAAAGACAACATTTTTGATGTTTCAGTGTGGATAGATGGTCGGTATAGTGACTTTTATTGCTTGTATAGAAGTCACAACAATCGCATGAATATTTAAAATTGATTACATTATTATCTTGATCTGATGAAATCGTATTATCAATATTTAGTACAGAATATGTACTATTTGAAATAGGATTTATATAATTTAAAGATGATTTTAAAAGTTCATAATGCTCTTGTTCTCTAATTCTAGCTTCAGTCACATCTTGACATGCATATTTAGCAATTTCAATCATACTCCAATTATTCCATCCTCCATTTTTTCGTATCACATCATATATTTTTAATTTAGAGCTATTATTACACAATATTTTATGTTGATATTTTTTTTTTATAAAATTTGTTGTATGTCCTACATATATATCAGTTATACTAGAATCATTACAATATATTTTGTATATTATTGTATTAGAATAGTCAATTGTATCTTTTGGCATTATTATAGTATATTTTGAGATTTTTTTAAATTTAAAATCCTAAAATATCTATAAATGTCTATAAATGTCTATAAAAAAGCCGAATTTTGTCACCTAAAGTTTCCATTATGTTAGCTAAATATTTTAGTTTTCTAAAAAATGTCTAAAAATTATCGTAACACTTTTTTTCAACATTTTTTCATTTTTAGAGCATTATCGTCACACCTCTCAACTTTGAGGGTCTTTTTCAAAACTTTTTTGGGATTTTCAATTTTGGACATTTTTAAAAATGTCCATTTTCAATTTTGGCCCCGACTTTTTTTCGAAGATCTTCAAACAATATATATTAACCTAAAAGTAACTTAAAGACTCTTTAAGTTACTTTTAATTATATTATATATTTATACAGATTAGTAACAAAATAATTATATTAGCAAATATTAGATATGACACGATATAATAACAACAGATTTACACCTGGAAATAAATCAAACTTACGATTATTAATTAATGCGGAATTTATCAGACAATATTATAGAGCAAATTCTGATGATATTTCTCAAAGTACATTATGCAAATGTATACCACAACAAGCTAATAATATTAAACAAGGATATAACGACTCTTCACAAACCAAAAATTTTCGTATTTCACAAGCTATTACTGGAAATTTAGGTGGAAGAACAACTTTTGGCAATTTGTATAAACCTGTTACTCTTAATTATCTTGGAGGATGGGAAGGACAACCCGGAGGAAGTCCAAGACCATTAAGAAATATATTTTAGAATAATGCGTTTCAAATATTATTTAGACAATTTTACTTTTTTCTTTTCTTTAATTATTTTATAATGACTCAAACTATTGGTTCTCGTCGTCAAGTTTTTAACGGAACTGCAAAAAAAACATCTGGGGGACTTACTAAAACTGACCTTATGATGTCTCGTGGACGTATTGTTTCTAAATTAAAACACTTTAGTGCTAAAAAGGAAATGCGCTTATTAAAGTATGGTTATGGAACCAAAAAAGGCAAATTTGGATATGTTAAAATTGCCACCAAGAAACACCGCAAAGGAGCTAAGAAAATGAGAGGTGGACATTTTGGTATTGGAAGCCGTATTTCTCCTTCTGGTATTGATGGACAAGATATTACTGATTATGGTGCTTTAGGTTCTATTGGTGTCCAAGAAGCAGCAGGCATGGCTGGAGGACGTAGAATGCAAGGAGGTTCAGGAATGAGAGCCGCAGGCATGGCTGGAGGACGTAGAATGCAAGGAGGTTCAGGAATGAGAGCTATGGCTGAAGCTGGTTCTGCTATCTGGAATGGTGATGGAATTGCAGGTGCTGGTATCACTGTTGGTGATGCTGGTTCTGCAAATATTCAACTTTTAGCTGGAATGGCTGGAGGAAAACGTAGACGTTCCAAGGCTATGTATGGAGGAACAACCAAACCTTTTGTACGTTCCCCGTACAAAGCATGAGCAATCCATTAAACGCTGCTCTTAATGCTGCTTCTTAAATACAATAATTTATAAATTTTGTAAATTCCTAAATTATTTACTGTGTTAACCACTCCGAACTAACAAACTTCTCAAATTTAATATATTCAGATAATTGATTTGTTATATATTTCTCAAAAAATTGTTTAGACACAATTAAATTTACTTTTTGGTCTACCATTGACTTAGCATTAATATAATTTTTATAAGACTGATATAAATCATCAAAGCTAATTATATCATCTGTTTGATTTTGTAAATTTTTAAAACCTATATTGTACAATTTCGCCATATTTAACTTATAATCATTAAAAAATATACTAATGTCATCATGTTTAGACCACAAATTACATTTTATATTAGTTACATATTTATTATCAATTACTTCAACTTGAGGAGAATAATAGTGACAAATCATTTTTACAATATTTGTATCACTTATTTGACCTATCTTTTTATCATAATTTTTATATAATGTCATCAGTTCATCTAATTCATATTCATCATCAACAATTGAATCATTTGTAATTGTAATATGCTTATCCCAAAAAGACAAAAATGAACTAACATTAGGCAAATATTTACTTGTAATATTTGTAAAAACAATATTTCCAGAATCATTTTGGTATTTTAGTTTAATCATTAATGATTCTTGTAATTGTTGTGAATAAATCATATTTGGAATATTTAAACTTGATAAATATAGTTTCCATATATAATGCATATTTTTCCAACTTATTACACCATCGCTTTCAACGCTTTCAATACACTGTCCAATAAAATTATCAATAATTGTATGTAAATAATTTTGTACAAAATACAATACATAATTTTTAATAATATCTTTATCATTTGTATTCAAATAATTATCAGCATTGCCATATCTTTCTGAGTAATGTGTAGCTACACAGAATAAATCAATTCCAATATTATTTAATACGCCCTTAACAATATCTATAGATAAAGTGTTAGTTGTATCCATTGTTTTTATTAAACGATATAAATTTAATTTATGACTATCGTGATATTTTGTAATAAAATTATTCATTATAGAATTACCAGTTGTTACATAAACAATAGAATCAACTAATATAATAATTTTTTTTAGATTTGAACTAACAAAATATAATAAATTATCATTATTTTTTTTTAATATACAGTCACCAATAATTGTTAAAAAATATTTTGCTTCAGTTTTTGTTTGAAACATAGTTTGTAGAAATCCAAGAACATTCTGAATTGTATATGTTTCAGGGGTTGATTTAAATAAACTTCTTTCTTTAATTTTTTTAATTATATTTTGCTTTGTTTTATGTTTCCATTTGATTAATTTACCCTCATCTGTAATAGTTGACAATAATTTATAGTGAATATCATCATCCTTTATAATTTTATAAGTTTTTCCATCATATTCATAATAGAGGCTATTATATGGCATATAAAAATATTGATGTTTACTTAAAAATATTTTGTAAAAATTATCTTGTTCAAGTGTTAGTTCATTAAATCTAGTAACACGTTCATCATATTTCTTATTTTCTTGCTCTAAAATATTTGATAAATTAAATATATGATTTTCCAATCTTTGAAGTATATATGGATTATCTTTATACTTAATATTTAATTCATTTATTAATTCAACAATAGTATTTTTTTTTTGTTCTTCCATTATTTACACCTTTTACATTTGAAATGTTAATTTATTTCTAAATCATTTTATATATATATTATATTATGAAGACAAGAAAACAATACAAAATTAGTTTAAGATATTTGCCAAACAGATTAACCGCTAAAGATAAGAAAAAACAATTACAAATGTTGTTGAAATCTAAAAAATTATATAAAAAAGGTAAATTTTATACACGTAAACATGTAAAATCATTTCAATCCAAAACATCATCTCATATTATAAATGCTATAAATGTTTATGGTGTTACAAAAATTGGAGCAACTGATGAGTTATCAAAAAAATCAGGATGCTCAAAAGCTGCTTTAGCTAAAATAATAAATAAAGGGGTTGGAGCTTATTATTCATCTGGTTCTAGACCAAATCAAACAGCACAATCGTGGGGAGTAGCACGTTTAGCAAGTGCACTAACTTCAGGTAAAGCTGGAGCAGTAGATTATAATATTTTACATAAAGGATGTAAACATACTTCAAAAGGCTATAAAGCAGCTCAATTAGCACGAAAAAAATATGGATATGGCAAAAGAAGAGTTCCCAAAATTGATATACGACATTGAATAAATAATACTTAATATTTTTGTAACATAAGTATTTAAAGAA